CTTTTTTACAGGAGCCGCTTTCTTTGCAGGTGCAGCTTTTGGTGCTGCCGCATCCCAATCTGGGCGAGCAACTGACATTACAAGGCTATATGGACGCTTCTTTTTAAATACGCCATCACCGTTTGCTTGTGATCCTTTTGTATCTCCAGATGTGTTACCCTCATAAGTGATAAGGTTCTTTCCGTCATTTGAAATAACAATTCCAACGTGCTCTGTATCTGTTGGCTCCTTGTCAAAGTTAAAGAATACAACGTCTCCTGCCTGTGCTTGTCCAATTGGAACAATTCTCTTATTCTTTGCAAACCATTGTGCTCCTGCATCACATGATGCAAAGCCTTTCTTTGTTGAAGCGGCAACTAGGTGAACTAATCCTGCATCATCAAAGCATCCTGAAACAAACATTGCACACCATGGTTGGTGATTCATTCCGTATCGTTTTCCAAAAATTGTATCGTTATTAGTTCCTTCTGTGTACTTCTCATCAGCATACTTCTTAGCCGCTGCTAATACTTTTGCTGCATTTGGGTGAATTACTTCTGCCATTTTATTTCTCCTTAGTTTACGGATGTCTTTAATGAGGCTGACAATTGCCATGACCAAAACTGATGTTGATCAATTCTTTCTGCAATAAAATTTGCAAGACCTTGTTCGTTTCCTGCATCTGCCATCTCAAAAGCATCTTTTAAATCTTTAATTATTTGATTATTGGAATCAAGTAAATTCCTAAGCATCTCTAAAGGAGACGTTGTTGGAAAATCATATTTTACGTTAGACGCCTGCAATATTTCATCAATTTGAAATGGTGCGTAGGCCCCAAGTTTTCTTGACCATTCTGCATAAGTATCAATTGATTCAAATACGTCTTCATAAATTTCTAAAAAGAATGCATGAAGTTGTTTAAACAAAATGCCTTCCACGTTCCAGTGATACCCATGTGTCTTTGTATAAAATACAAAAGCATTAGATTGTAGTTGCTTGAGCTTATTTAATATATCCATATTATCATTATACCATTTGTCTTATTGCTTTCCACCATGGATTCGAACCACGATTCTCGCCTCCAAAGGGCGATGTCCTGCCGTTGGACGAGTGGAAAATGGAGCGGATGATGAGAATCGAACTCACCCCTTCTGCTTGGAAGGCAGAGGCACTACCAATATGCAACATCCGCACTGTGCCCTCGGCAGGAATCGAACCTGCGACGCAGACCTTAGAAGAGTCTCGCTCTATCCCCTGAGCTACGAAGGCCTAGACTAATCGTTTGGGATATCTTGATCTAGATCCATCTCTACTAAACCAAATTCTTTTGCCATTTTTTTTCCCTCATCAGACATTTCAATTATTGCTTCAAGATTATCATTATAAGTAACATTAATTAATCCCTTATTATATAAGGCCATTAAAGACTCGTCAACATGTTCTTGATGAGCATGCCATAATTCTGGAGCAAGTATTTTTGCTCTATCTGTTATATTAAATATAAATTCGCCATCTGAGTCCATGCCCGCTAATTCTATAGCACCTATTGAAAGATAGTATTCCATTTTATCTTCGCTGTCCATATCTACCTTTCGTGCAACAAGTAGGACTTGAACCTACGATTACCGAATTATGAGTTCGGGGCTTTAACCAACTAAGCTATTGTTGCTTAGTAATCTATTGTATCGTGCCGTCTTCGTTCTTGTCAATAGTTTCTTCTACTAGCTGCTGTACATATTCAGAAAAATGTTTTCTAATATTGCCCATCGGCCTGCTACCAGATAATTTCCATATTCTTTTATATTCAATTACATTAGAGAATGTGGTTGGGCAAATAACTATTCCATTATACTCTTTTAATACAGTAGGTAGTGGAACATGCTTTCCACAACACTTACATTCTTTTGCTTTTTCTTGATACGTGCTCATATTATTTGCATCCTGTCCATTGCGTCTCGTAAATTTTCTGGCATTCTCGGTGCCCTTATAAGATTATAGGAACTAGTTTCTCCGTCTGCCTCTGTTCCAAAATCATTGTCGTAACTCATAGATTCATATGTATGTATATTTATTTCTTGATCTGTATCAAATTTACTTCTACTTATTGAGTTATAAATTGATCCACAAACTGCATCCGCCAAGTCTTTAGAACCTTTTCTTGGGTGATCTACTCTGTCTCGCATAATTCTTAATTGCAAGAGCTCATCGATAAGCAGTGGGATATGTGGCCCAACTACTCTTTCTTCGGCAACAACCATTGCCATGTCATCGTAATGCTTTTTAGCGACAGATAGAATTTCTGTATTAATGCCGTATTGTTTTAGTTGTTGCATCATATCATGTGAATTCCATCTGTCAAAGGTACAAACACGAATTTTAAATCCTCGTGTTTTTAATGAAAGTATATAATCTTTTACTTCAGTAAAGTCTACAGACTTATCTTTTGTTGGTGTCCAGAATCTTACTGCGTCTATCTCAACAATAGGTGCGGGCTGTGAATAGGTATCTGTTACCTTTACATTAACCCACTTATTAACGTGTGCCATTGCAACTGCACAATGGTCATGCTTTTGGGCAAGGTCAACGTGTATAAAATATTCTTTATCTGGATCTGGTATAAACCACTCTTCTAATCTGCCAAAGTTATCTACAGCTAGGTGCGCCTTGCTAAATGCTTTTTCAACTTTTTCTTTTGATTTAAAGAATGCGTCAATGGCATCAGGTGGCATACATGCAAAGCGTGATAAAGCATCCATCGGGTTTGTAAAAAATGCAACCTTAAAGTCATCAATCTTTCTTACTGGGTTAACTTCCCAAGTTGGTCTCTTTAGAGCGTATACCCTAGGAATCTTATATGAAAGTATATGGTCTTCTTCCCACTGTATCTCGAACTCATTTCCCTGTGTGCCGTCTGGAAGATCCTCGTCCATTTTAAACTGATGGTCTCTAACAACTGTTTCAACGTCAGCAACTACAGCGTTATATCTTTGCTGTATGTAATCGTTTTTATATCTAGGAAAAGAAAGAAGAATTACTTTGCCAAAGTCTGGGAAACGAGAGTCTACCGATGCACGATACATGTCATATATAGCCGCACCTGTCTTTGCCTGATCGTGTCCTGTTGTGTTTTCAATTGCAAAACCAGAAATCTCATCAAGGATAACAACAATAACGTTATACCCTTCCCAAGCTTCACGCTCAGAGTGCCCAGAGTGTACTGTTATTGCCTTGTCAAACTTAACTTCCGATGCGTTGTCTGTATACTTACCAGCAAACCACGGTGACTTTTCAATTCTTGTTTTAAATCCTTTAAAAAATACGTTGCTTGCCTGTTGCGAGTTAATAGCAATATTAATGATATCAATGCTATCGCCTGGAGGCTTTCCGTAATATGTGGCTGGATCTTTTAAGCACAATAGTAAATACACTATATATGAAGTTGCAATGGTTGAGCAGTAATCTTTACCCGAACCTTTTCCTAATTGAGCTACCACCTCATTAGCAGTTTGTTTAAATCTTATCTTTCCTTCTTCTTCTCCAAATAATTTGATGAGGGTTGACTCTTTATAAATCTGCGAACTTTTTTCGATAAGCGTGTACTGATAGTCGGAAAGTTCTGGAAGCCCAAGGTATTCTGGACTTCTAACAAACGTTTTAAGATCGACTGGTTTTTCATCGAACTCCTCTCCATCGAGCATGTCGATAAGGTCGGTAAAATCAAACGACATCGGCTTCCTCTACTGGGACTGACTCAATTACTCCAGTAATTTGGGATAATCTTTTTGCTACTTCCATCTTACACTTAGGGCATATTGATGTAGTCTCTTTTAAAATTCTAACAAGGATGTCTTGCTTACGCTCTGTCTCTGCAATTTGTGATGCAATTTCATTGTTTTCTAATACTCCAATAGATTGAAGCATTGCAATTCTTTTAGTCTCTATGTCTGCAATAAGCTTTAATGCACCAGACTTTATTCCTAGCTGGCCTGTTTGATCTGCATCTTCTACTGTTTTCCACGCCTCTTTGATAAGCATGGCATAGTGCTGATCCGCCCCTGAGATGGCCTCTCGGGCACGATCTCTAATATTACTATCATTATGTACAACGTCTTTCCAATCGTCGATTAACTCAAGGACCTCTTTGCGTTGTATTCCAGTGGTGGTGGCGATCTGTGTGGGTGTGCTTCCTTTTAGAAGTTCTTCAACTACCCTGTTCATTCTGTCAAAATGCTCTGACAATTCTATTTCGCTCATTAGTCTATTATACTTTTAGTCGACTAAAATGTCAATTAGATTTAGCCTTTGCAATCTTATATAATACTAAATA